AGCAGTGTCCTTTTCCACAGCGTCCACGCGCTTTCCAAAACTATCTTTTACTTCACTTACTTCATTGCTGACTCCAGCAATTGCCTTATTAATGCCTTCAATCTTAGCATCAAGAGCCTTTACTGTTTCAGCAAGACTAGAAAGTGCAGATGCGAGATGATCGTTAATGGTTTCAATCATTTTGGTTGTAGCATTAACATCTTCTTCACTGACTACTGATGGTGAAATGGCTTTCTTTGCCTCATCACTCATGTCGCCCTTTTCTTCTTCGGCTCCTGAATAGGCTTTTTCTGCCATTTCATCTTCTGAGTCTTCTTCGTCTTCTTCTGTGACTTCGATCTCAATAGCCTTTTGCGTGTCAACCATAGTGACAGGAATTGCGTCCTCCATTGGTGGATTGATTTGCTCTTCACTCATTGACTTTTCGATCTCATCTACAACGATAATATCTGAATTCATCTTGCTTACCTCCTTTACCTCTGATTTACTAATCGCATTAACTGTTTCTACTAATGAAATATTCTTAATAACGCGACGATTTGTTGGTATAATTATACCGTCTTTTTGTGAGTATAATTTTATTATCACAACTGGATCGTCTGTTTTTGCCATAACAGCAACTTCTTCAGACGAAAGCCTTGCTCCACCCTTAAACACTAAGTCAATTACTCTTCCATAACTATCATCAAACTTAACGTATGAATCAATGTCAATATTCTTTTGAATTATGGTTTTCTTTGTATTAGTGATTATTCCTTTTATTACTGATGTTTTTTCTGGATCATTGCTTTCTACAAAACCAATGTTTGACATAGCCTTGTCGCATTGAGGGCAAGCCTTATTTGCTCCATATGACATTTGAATAACATCATCTTTTCTGCACCAAAATACGTTTTCAATTGTTGCCTTCATCAAATATCCTGTTCCTTGGCCTTTTTCAATACTAATAACGTTAGCAAATTGGTTTGCTGGATTGTCAACTAAAGAAAGTTCGCTAAGGGAATACTCTTTAATTACTTGATATTTTTTATTCAACTCTTCATCATAAACATCTTCTGAGTCATGAACTTCTCCACCTATTGAAAATGCACTAAGCGTTCCATCAAGTACTTTTTCCCATGTGTCTTGAGCACCCTTGCTTACATAAGCGGATACATAGATTCCATTGTAGGATTTATTGCTTTCTGCATCAAAATATGTTTCTTCTTTAAAGGAAACCACCTTGCCGACAGAAATTGGCTGATGCATCTCCCTTATGTTTCCTCTAAAAGACTCAAAGGCTTTTATTGATGCTTCAAGTGGAACAACGTCACCTTGCCTATCAAGATTGTCCAGTGTTGCAAAACCATGTACCATTCTTTTTTCTACATCTATCTTAGAAATAGGAGTAGAAAAGTTAAGGTGGTTGCCACTGATTGCTGTTTTAGTTTCTTGGAATTTAATCATGACTATTGTAATTATAACATCATTTTATAACGATTTCGTTATGATGTCTTTGCTCCTTCACCTTTAGGGTTTCTTCCTGTTACCGCTCCAGCACCATCAGACTGATTGTTTGATCTTTCTGTGTCTCTTGTCTTGTTCCCCGTCATATTTCCTTTAGCATCTGCTGCTTGTCTTGGGTTTAATTCAAGAGGAACATCTCCACCATCTCTTTGTGGATATCCAATCTTTTCACGAACTTCGTTTGGAGTGAGAACTTGATTCTTTACATATCTTTCATTAATATGAGAATCTGCAATTTCATCAATAAGACTGAGTTGATTAAAGCAAAGTTTGATAATGTCTGTCTTCTCTTTAATGATCTTGTTTACAGCCTTCTCAACATACTCTTGTAATGGTTTTGCAACTTGATCTCTGAATGTTCTGTCTTGGCTCATTGCCGCAGCAGTTCCACCTGAACCAGTACCGCCCAATTTAGATAGCGGTACTTGATGCGCCATAAGGATGTCGTCACGATTTCTCAAGCGATAGTCGCTAAATGATGCCTCTTGTACACCATTCTCTACAGGATGCATTTCAAACTCTATTTTACTTCCCTCGCTATCTCCAGGAAGCGGAATATACAGTGTTCTGTGGGATTGACCCTTCAGTCCAGTTTGGAAGAAGCGGAATAACTTATCTTCTGCTTCCGCAGTCAATTTGGCACCCTTAACGGTAATAATGTATCGTGGAACAGCCTTGTTCTCAAAATAATCAATATTATACTGAGCAGCCATTTGATCCCCACGAAGAGATGTCATTGCGGCAACGATATCTGGAACACCGTAGAACGTATTGAGTGGAGAGTATTCTTTAAGGTGAATAACCTCGTTAGGTCTGTTATCAGTTGTAACTGGATTTGGATTGGTAGCACCAAAATTCCTAAAGTATGTAATCGTTCCTGCAATAATTTGAATATACCCATCATGAAGACGACGAACACGCATTGTGGTTGAGGGAATGTGACCAATGTACCCAATATCACCAGTTACCGTTCTACCAATTTCAATATAACCGTTTCCAGTTGCTTGCATGTCTGTAACTGTTTTTTCAAGAGTTTTTGTTAAACTATCATCATCATTACAACTTTCAACCCAGTCAGCCAATTCAATCTTCAATTGTTCAATACGCTTTTTGGCTTTCTTTTTTGCAGATTCACTTGATGTGGCTTCTAGTCTAAGCAATGTTTCTGTTGTTATGTCAAACTTATAACCAAGACCGACTGTATTTGATACTTTTGTATCTATTGCCGCATGGTTAGCAAATGAAGTGTCGTAATAAGATGAGAGTTCGTATAGATTGTATGGAGGGGTAATTAAATCAAAGATTCCATATCCATTTCTATATACCTGCCCAGGATTAATTTTCTTTGAGTTTGCATCTCCACTTTCTGACTGACCAATTGCATTTGCTTCAGATAAGTATCTTTCAGAGATTTGACCGTCTGCTTGACGAGGAATGTTGTTAATTGTTGTGTTTGCTTTTTCAGTACGAGCAACTCTACGCTTAAAATTTTTATCTATTCCGTTAAATCCGATAAGGGATTCCCAACTCTTATTGAATGGGTCTGAATTTAAGAATTCATTCTCAATGATAGCGTCTGCTAACTTTGCATCAATAAGGAGTTCAGACATTATTCGGCATCTCCGTATATGGCAGCAGTTTTCTTTGCAGCATGGACTGCACCAAGATCATTCATTGATGGGATCAACCCTTGATTAAGACGATCAAGTTGCTCTCCATATTCTTCATCTGTGGCTCTGTTCGCACCAGCATAGAACCATGCTTCACCATCTGGTTGACCGTATGATGCTGCCGCTTGACGTATTTTTGACATTTGTCCAATGTCTCCTTTAACTGAAGGAACATTAAGAAGCCTTCCTCCATCATCCTTAAAAAGTCTTCCACTTGGAAGCCTCCAGAAATAAAGACCCCACTCGTAACCAAACATGTTACGCTGACCAGAGCCTTTATCTATATGGGTTATCTTACTTTTACCAATTTTGGGGATTTTTGTATTACTCATAACCACAATTGTACCAGACTAGACTGGTTTCTTGTTATATGATGACCATTCTGGACTATTTCCCACGACCACCCTAGTTTTTGTTGGGTATGTTGAACTATAAGTCTCATCGGTCATGCTACTTGAAAGAATTGTTACACCGCTTTCTGATATTACTAGCAATTCTCCATCATCTACGATCTGCCTGTTTGTTCCAGTATAGGATTTATACAATGTTTCTGGACTTACCCCGTAAATATTCTTTTCTGCAAGTTTAAGAACGTTGTCCCACTTTCCATAAGGATCTGTATTTCCTATCCAATATTGCCAATCAAGTGGAGTAAGCGGAGTCCCATTAACGTTATCCCATCTTCTATAAATAATAGATTGAGCCTCTTGTAGTGATGTTGCTTTGTAATAAGCAATATCATTAAATGTTGCTGATTGGAATAGGTTTATTGATCCCGTGTAATTTGAGAATCCAATAGGGGTTCCAAAGTTAACGCCAATAACAGTCCATTTATTTTTTTCTAAGTATGGTGTTATTACTTCTATTCCATCTTGATAGAATGTTAGATCCACATACTCTTGACCAGTAATAAGATTTGTTGAAAACAATCTACCTCTTGTTGCACTTTGATCTGATATTACGTTAAAGCCTAAGTCTAGGCTTGCTGAGTCTAATGAAAACAAGGTGGTTGGTGATTGAGTAAATGTATCGCCATTGTATTTTATCCATAACTGGATCGCACTGATCTTATCCCCGTTTTTTTTCTCAGAGTTTATTGGCATGGATATTCCTCGTTCTACTTGGAATTCTCTTTCTCCTAATGACTCTATTCCTGAATATTTTGTTAAATATAGGTACGGTGATGAGTCTTTGTATATTGAATATGGATTTTGTTTTGAATTGTCATAGTAAATACCAGTCTTTGAGTAAGGATACAGTTTATTTCCAAATCTTGTTCCTATTTGATTAAACGTTGAAGGATCTAAAGATTTTGATGACAGAGACATCTTCCTTATGTTCAATGGATTTGTCTTGACTCCATATATGTTTGCCTCTAAATGTATTA